AATTACAACAACTGGATCTCGTGAAAGATGCAATCATGGATCCAAAAAGATTAGAAGGCAAGATGAATGGCGCAACTGCTAAAATCTGGCGTGAAATCACTTCTGATACCGGTGGCAATGGTGACCGTCCTATTCCTGACTGGTTGCAGCAGCATAAGACCGGAACCGGAAGTGAAAGTGGTAACGAAGATCGAAAAGACGACGATACCAACAGTAGCACGCCCGAAACCAGTACAGCTCAATGATGTAAGAGTCTATGTAGTTAATAAAGATAACTACGACGAATTCATCAAAGAGTTTACTGCCGAAAACGGCCAGGTGGCTTATGTCGCCTTGGCTATGAGAGATTATGAGAACCTTGCACTCAATATAGCAGAACTAAAAAGATTCATCAACCAACAAACCAATATTATAGTTTACTATGAGAATGCTGTGACTGAAGAGAAACCGAGAGAGGACACAGCAAATGGAACTCAACCTGGAGAAAGCCAATAAGTTTGCCAAAATGGCGAACATCGCCTACAAAGATTTAGAAGCAAAAATTGAATATATGGGTCTCGGATACGATGACTCACTTTTTATTGAACATGATGGAGCACAGTGTCATATTGTATGGAACAAGAAAGAAGTCGCCCTTTGTTTCCGTGGAACTGAGCCAGATGAATTTTCAGATATTCTTGCAGACTTAAATGCAATTCCAAGAAAATCAATGACAGACGGATGGGTTCACTCTGGATTCAGAGGTGAACTTGATAAGTTATGGGACCGTATCGTAGCAGAACTTGAAGTACACAGAAGTAAAGTACTTTATATCTGCGGTCATTCACTTGGTGCTGCAATGGCCACACTTTGTGCTTCTCGTATGGAAGACAAAGTAGAAGAACTCTATACATTCGGTTCACCAAGAGTTGGAACAAGAGGATTCGTAAAGAATGCTCACGTTACACATTGGAGATTTGTAAACAATAATGATATTGTAACTCGCGTACCTCTTGCATTAATGGGGTATAAACATCATGGCAATCTTTGCTATATTAATCACTATGGTAAAATCCGTAAGATGACAGTATGGCAAAGAATGAAGGATAAATTTAGAGGCTATAGAGATGGCCTACTTGATGGTGCTAAAGATCATAGCATGACAAATTATGTTAACTATACCATCAAGGAGGGTTAAATGCAACAGAATGAATATGACGTAACATTAATTAGAGTTGTTGACGGTGATACTGTCGATGTGGATATTGATCTAGGATTTGGTATTTGTCTTAAAGACGAACGTGTAAGAATTATGGGTATTGATACACCAGAATCACGTACATCAGATAAAGTAGAAAAAATATTTGGTCTTGCCGCAAAAGACAGATTAAAAGAACTTTTGCATGATGGTGCTAAACTTATCACAACAGAAGATAAGTCTGGTGAAGACATGAAAGGTAAGTTTGGTCGTATCCTCGGTGATTTTAAATCTGCAGATGGCAAACTTGTTACGGAGATTATGATCGAGGAAGGACACTGCGTACCATATTTTGGTGGAAGTAAAGAAGATGTACAAGCTCAACATATGTTAAATAGAAAAAGACTTCTTGCCGAAGGGGTTGTGTCTGCGCAAGACTACGAAAAAGCTTTAAAGGAAATGTCAGATGATTGAAAGAATGTTTGAAGATACATTATGGATATATACAGCTATAGGAGGTTCGCTCATAGGAGCGGCCTTCCTTGCTTATTTTAAAGATACAAGAGCAGGACTATGGTGTTATGCCAAACTTGATCAGTTTCTTGACTCTTTGGTAGAAAGATACGGTTGGACATGGCTCGAGCAACCAACTGATGCATGGAGAAAAAAATATCCATATGTCACTAAAAAAATCGACGAATTGGAAAAAAGAATTATAGAATTAGAAAATAAATAAAAATTCTTTTTGCAAATAATACCAATATATCACATATTAGTGGTTTACAAAGATCGCTAATTGATATATAATATTACCATAAAATCAAAAAACAAATATATCGAGGTACAAAAATGGCTACAACTAATGTAGACACACGTGAATTTTTATCCCAAACTAAATTTTATGAAGGCTATTCCCGTTACAGAGAAAACGAAGGTCGTTATGAGTCATGGGATGAAGCCGTTGATCGTGTCTTAGAAATGCATGAAAAAAATTATGAAGATAAAGATAATACATTACGGCCATTTTTAGAAGAAGCAAGAGCCGCATATAAGGAACAAAGAGTCCTTGGTGCTCAACGTGCTTTACAATTTGGTGGTGAACAATTAATGAAACACCAAATGAGAATGTACAACTGTACCTCTTCATATTGTGACAGACCAGAATTTTTTGGCGAATATTTTTATATTCTTTTATGTGGTGCTGGTGCAGGATTTTCTGTACAAGAACATCACGTTGCTAAATTGCCTATGGTACAACAAAGAACAAAACAAGCAAAAGGTTATATTGTAGAAGATTCAATTGAAGGTTGGGCATCGGCTCTTGATGTTTTACTTGCATCTTACTTTGTAGGTGGTGGTAAATTTCCAGAATACGAAGGCCGTAGAGTTTTCTTTGATTTAACTAATATCAGACCAAAAGGTGCAAAAATCTCTGGCGGATTTAAGGCTCCTGGCCCAGAAGGTTTACGAAGATCACTAGATAAAATTGAATTAATTTTACAAAATTTGGTTATTGATTCAAAGGTACCAGTTAAGGTACGACCTATTAATGTTTATGATATTTGTATGCATGCGGCAGATGCAGTTCTTTCAGGTGGTGTTCGCCGTTCTGCTACCATTTGTCTTTTCTCACCAGAAGATGATGAGATGATGAATGCAAAAACTGGTAATTGGTTTATGGATAACCCACAACGTGGCCGATCAAATAATTCAGCAGTTATTGTAAGAGATGAAGCAACACCAGAAATGTTTGCAAAAATTATGGAGTCTGTAAAATCATTTGGGGAACCAGGATTTTATTTTACTACATCTAAAGAACACACCACTAACCCTTGTGTTGAAATCGGTATGTTTCCACAAAAGGATGGTAAGTCAGGTTGGCAAGGTTGTAACCTAACTGAAATTAATGGTGGTATGTGCAATACCGAGGAAGACTTTTATAAGGCATGTCGAGCAGCGTCTATCCTCGGTACCCTACAGGCTGGGTACACTGATTTTAGATTTATCTCTTCGGTATCAAAAGAAATTTTTGATCGTGAAGCATTACTTGGTGTTTCAATTACTGGTTGGATGAATAATCCTGAAGTATTGTTTAATGAAAAGATTTTAGAAAAAGGAGCCAAAATTGTCAAGGATGTCAATAAAATCGTTGCCGGAATTATTGGCATTAATCCTGCTGCTCGGACTACTTGTGTTAAGCCCAGTGGCAATGCTTCCGTATTACTTCAAACTGCTTCCGGTATACATGCCGAGCATAGCCCTATGTACATCCGTAATATCCAGATGAATAAAGAATCTGAAATTACACAAGCAATTATTAGATCAAATCCATATATGATTGAAGAATCAGTATGGTCTGCAAATGGAACCGATGTGGTTATTTCATTCCCTATCATTCCAAATAAAGGTTCAAAGTATAAGGATGAATTACTTGGTGTAAAACATTTAGAACTTGTCAAGAAGGCCCAAAAATCTTGGGTGATTGCAGGTACAAATGAAGAACTTTGTGCAGATGAAGGTGTTCGACACAATGTATCAAATACAATTATTGTAGATGATTGGGATGAAGTAGAAAAATATGTATTTGAAAATCGTTATTCATTTTCTGGTATTTCATTCCTAGGTATGTCTGGTGATAAGGATTATAATCAGGCACCAAATACTGCAGTGATTGATGAAAAACAAATGATTCGTAAATACGGTCCGTCTGCAATCTTTGCTTCAGGTCTTGTAGTAGATGCAATGAAAGTGTTCCCTAATCTGTGGGATGCTTGTTCTACTGCACAGGGTTATGGTTTGGATATCACACTTGAATCATCAGAAAATTCTGCAAGACAGGATTGGGTAAGACGATTTGAAAACTTTGCAAATAATTATTTGAAAGGTGATATGAAAAAAGCAGAACACTGCTTGAAGGATGCATATCTTTTTCATAAGTGGAATAAAATTCAACAAAACTTAAAACAAATTGATTGGAATGAGGATTTAACAGAACAAGTGTTTACTGATGTAGATACTATGGCCGCAGCTGCATGTGCAGGTGGTGCATGTGAAATCGATTTCTAGTCCTTGTATTAAAATTTGTACATTAGTTGATAAAATTTGTGTTGGTTGTGGTAGAACTCAAGATGAAATACGCGAGTGGTTTACTGCAACCGAACAAAGAAAACAAGAAATAAAGGTGGCTAGTGGAAAACGAATATAGAATTGAATGTGAAGAATGCTACACAACCACCATCGTGTTATGCGATGGTGGTGAAACCCCAGAGTTTTGTCCAGTATGTGGCCGAAGAGCAGAAGTAGAGGATATATCTAATGAAAATCTTGACTAATTTTCTTTTAAAGTTTTTTAAACAAAAACCAGTGCCTGGCTATCTTGGGCGTGACTTGGCACAACATAGGGTTCATACCACAAAATATGAGGATCTATGTAAATAATATATAACTATATGTGGTTATACAATGAACAACTTTACGATGAAACTCCCGAGGAATATCAAGGTTTTGTTTATCAAATTACTGAACTCGATACGGGTAAAAAGTATATTGGTAAAAAGAATTTTTGGAAACCAAAAACACTACCCAAAAACTCCAAGAGATCTCGCAGGATACGGACTCGTGTTGAGTCCGACTGGAAATCTTACTTTGGTTCGAGTAAAGAAGTCCAATTACTTGTCGAGCAAAAAGGTCAAGATAACTATAAAAGAGAGATTCTCCGCCTTTGTACAACAAAAGGTGAGATGTCATATTATGAAGCAAAACTCCAATTTGAAAGGGACGTATTGCTCAGCGATGAGTACTACAATTCGTTTATCGGATGCAAGATACACTCGAGACATTTACCCAAAGACTTATAAAATTCTACGGTGATAAATTAGTTGATCCGGAAATATATCCAAAAACATTTGATTATCAAGTGCAGATTTTTGTTTACATTTATGGAAAAATGTAATATAATATATTACAATATAAATTTGAGAGGTATATTATGTTTAAAACCGGTGATCGGATACAACTAAAAGGCAAGTCTCGCCACGGTAAAAATCGTATTCATCAATTTGGTAATATGTTTACCGTAGTTTATGTCAGACCACATATTGCTACAACAGCACATCGTGAATGTATTGGACCATTTGCATTCTTAAATTGTGATCAACCACATCTTCTAGAAGGTAGTCGATGGATTGCAATTAGTAATGATGACCCAGATTTCGAGGTGGTACAATGATTCTAGTAGATTATAGTGGTATTGCAATTGCAACTATTGCAATTAATAAAGTCAATGATGAAAATATGTTACGTCATATGATTCTTAATTCATTGCGTATGTATTATAAAAAATTCAAAGACGATTATGGCCAAATGATTTTGTGTTGTGATGGTGGTAATAACTGGCGACGTGAGTATTATCCACAATATAAAGCAGGTCGTAAAAAATACCGTGATGAATC